TTGAGACCGTTTGGGATGCAGCGCAGGCGATAACCGCAATCGCCCGCGACATCCCCCACCAAGACGCCCGCATTGAGATCGAGCGCAAGGCCGGGGCATTGCTGGACAAAGTCGCAGCATAAAACCACCGCGCCGCCGTAGTAACTGGGCCGCCTTCGGGCGGTCCTTTTTTATGGGGCTTTACTTTTTAAAAAGTTATCGCATATAATCGCAGACACCGAGGGGGCAACCTCGGCAACCTTAAAACCTACGGAGGCCAACATGGCACAAATATTTAACTTAAACTTTCGCCCGTCTGAAATCATTCTCGACCGCGTTTTAAATCCCGCACGGGATCAGAACATCGGAGCAGCCCGCCCCGCCGACATCGTCGAGGCTTGCGGGATCATCCCCGACTTTTTCTGCGAGGCTTGCGTGTCAGTATCTAACGGCGAGCTGGGCGTATCGCTCGACGGTATCTGCGAGGCAATGGACGAGGTTTACGGAATGGGCGGCTTTTGCTATCCCTTCGGCGGATCGCTGGACCATGCGGGCACCTACCGCAGCGAACACGAAGACGACGCAGACTTGCACCCGCTGGCCCGTTTTGGTTTTGAAGGCCGCGTTTTCTGTTTTGTTTATGACTACGGAATAACCGCAGTGCGCATCGGTTTGGACGGGCCTTATAAAATCGCCCGCTTTGATTAAACCTAGCGCAACCGCTGGACACTGGGCCGCCTTCGGGCGGCCTTTTTATTGGGGGATTTACTTTTTAAAAAGTTATCGCATATAATCGCAGACGACGGGGGGCAACCCGTCGCAACTTTAACCTACGGAGGGCGCAAGCCATGATCGAACTAAAAACAAACCCCGACCACCTACACGCAATCGCAAGCAATGTCCGACTGACTGACCAGACCGACCTTGCCCACGATCTCGACGCAGCCGCGCATGATCTCAAAAACCTGCGCGACTATGCCGAGCGGATCGAGCGCAGCGTTAACCAGATGAGCGGCGAAATTCAAAGCATACGCACCCAGCGCGACGAGGCCGCCGCCGCGTTGCTGGCCATTATCCGGCCCGAGCTGGAAAGGATGATTGACGATGCCGTCGAGCAATGCCGCCCGCTGGAAGACCTACGCGACCGCGTCGAGCGGTTAGAGGGTGACCATACCGGCGACGATGAAATCCGAGACACTGTCCGAGACATGATCCGCGACGGCGATATTATCGTGAATATCGACATCAGCTAAACCACCGCCACCGCGCAACACTGGCCGCCTTCGGGCGGCCTTTTTTATGTCTGGTGATTAACAGTTAAACAAGCCGGGCCAAGGGCCGCGCCCCCAGGGCAAAACCTACGGGCCGCGCCCCGCGCACCCCCAGCCGGTGCCGGTTATCGCTGGCCGGTGTCAGTTATCCGCCCGCCGCGCTGCATGGATCGAGCAGCCCAGCCGGTGCAAATTAGCCAAGGGCCGAGGGCACCGGGCACCGGATCGCGGGCACCGGATCGACCGGCAATCGCCGCACCGGATGGACCGCGGGCCGACATCCGAAGGCCGAGAAAAACGGGCAGGGGCCCCTAGCTATCGGGTCAAAAGGCACAGATCGAAGGCCGAAATCGCCGCGCCGCGACCCCCGCCCCCGGGCCGACGTCACGGTGGCTAGGGCCATGTTTCTCGCAAATAATTACGTGATTTTTTGAACGGGCTTTAACTGTCTTATATTTGCGGTTAAAATCGCATATATTTCGTGCTATGTTCCACGTGGAACACGCGTGAATGTTTCACGTGAAACATTAAAAACTGCGTATGAAAAGTTAGCTAGGGGCCCCTATGAGTGCAGCAGCAAATCCAGCCTTAGAAGAGAAAAAATTGAAGCTTGAACTGCGGCTCGCGCAGCTCGAAAAGAACGAGAAGTGCCAAGATGATTTTTTAACTTTCGTGAAAACAGTTTGGCCTGACTTCATCGCGGGCCGTCATCACCGGATCATTGCAGAGAAGCTTGAGCGGGTGGCTCGTGGCGAGTTGAAGCGTCTGATTATCAACATGGCCCCGCGGCACACGAAGAGTGAGTTTGCGTCTTTTTTGTTTCCGGCGTGGTTCATGGGCCGTGATCCTAAGAAGAAGATCATTCAGGCGACGCACACGACTGAGTTGGCGGTTAACTTTGGCCGTAAGACGAAGAATTTGATTGAGAGTGATGAGTTTCGGGAGATTTTCCCGGAGGTTAAGTTAGCTGCGGACAGTAAGGCGAGTGGTCGTTGGGACACGAACAAGGGTGGTATGTATTACGCGGTTGGTGTTGGTTCGAACTTGGCTGGACGTGGTGGTGATTTGGTGATTATCGATGACCCTCATTCTGAGCAGACTGCTATGAGCAATAGTGGTTTTGACGATGCTTGGGATTGGTACACTGGGGGCCCCCGACAGCGTCTACAGCCGGGTGGTTCGATTGTTTTGGTTCAGACGCGGTGGTCTGAGAAGGACATGACGGGTCAGTTATTGAAGGCGATGGCTAAAGACCCGTTAGCGGATCAATGGGAAGTTGTTGAATTACCTGCAATTTTTGAGGATGGGACTCCGTGTTGGCCTGAGTTTTGGAGTTTGGAGGATTTGACTGCGGTTAAGGCGTCTATTCCACCGAGCAAGTGGAACGCGCAGTATCAGCAAAATCCTACGGGTGAAGAGAACGCGATTATCAAGCGGGAGTGGTGGCGTGTTTGGGACAAGCCGAAGGTTCCGCAGTTAGAATATGTGATCCAGAGTTATGATACGGCGTTTTCGAAGCGTGAGACGGCGGATTATTCGGCGATTACGACGTGGGGTGTGTTTTATCCGAACGAGGGTGGTTCGGGTCCAAATTTGATTTTGTTGGACAGTAAGAAGGGGAGGTGGGATTTCCCGGAGTTGAAGCAGGTTGCTTTGGAAAATTACAAATTTTGGGAGCCTGACACGGTAATTGTTGAGGCGAAGGCGAGTGGTATGCCTTTGACGCACGAATTGCGGAACATGGGGATACCTGTTGTTAACTTTACACCGAGCCGAGGCAACGATAAGGTATCAAGAGTTCATAGTGTTTCACCCTTGTTTGAGGCTGGTATGGTTTGGGCCCCCGATGAGGTGTGGGCAGATGAGCTAGTAGAGGAAGTTGCGGCGTTTCCGAATGGGGAGCATGATGACTTGGTTGATAGTATGACGCAGGCTCTTATGCGATATAGGCAAGGAAATTTTGTCCAACTCCCAACTGATGACTGGGAAGATGAACAAAACTCTGTTAGAGTGCGAATGTATTATTAAACCAGAAAGGCGGCCATATGTACAAGTCTGCGGTTAATTTAGGTGCAGCCGGTCACGATCCTGTACGTTATATGCAGGACGGCGGAGACCCTACGCTTATTGATTTGCAGACCACGGCCCCCGGTTCTGATCCAGCTTATTTAGAATACATGCCTGAAGAAGTTTCGCAAGGGGCCCCGGAAGAGTCGGGTTTTGGCACTGTATTGTATGACAAACTTCTTGGTGATGGTGATCCGACTGAGGGACTCCGGGAGAGTGCCCGTGTCGGCGGTTCGCGGACCGCGGCTCTTTATGGTTCGGACCCGAGCTTTATGGCGCAGCTCATTGATGAGTACAACTACCCGGCTGTTATCGATCAGGAAACGGGTCAGATGGTTATTCCTACGGGTTCTGAGCCTGAGAGTATCCGGATGGCGCGTCCCGAGGGTCGTCGTGACATGCCGACGTATCCTGAGTTAGAGGATGCTCGTGCGCATATGCTCGGTTCTGCGGTAATGGCAAAGGAGTATGGTCCTGAGACTGCGGAGACGGCTGGTACGTTCAACGAGTTTTTGGATCGTTTTGCGCCGTTTCCGTTGGGTGGTCAGAACGCAAGAGACGTTGCGATGGATCAGCGGAACAACGCTGTTGGTCGTCAGCTATTCATGAAGGCTGGTATTAACGCGACGCCTCAACAGTTGACACAAATGGTCGACGCGGAGATATTCAGGCAACTTGATGTAATTATGGGTCGTTCTTCGGAGGCGCAGATGACGCCTGCCCCGGAACAGCCCCGCGCCCCACGGAACTTTGTGTCTCCGGAGACGGGGCCGGATGTTTACTTCCCTCGCAATGAGCAGGGGTATTTCGATACGACGCGTCAGGTACTTGGCTTTTCGCCAAGGAAGTACCGAAATTATCAGTAGTCGTATCAGGGAGAGTTAGATGGCAGAACCACGCAACGGATACAAAAGCAGCTTGATGGACACGATGGTTCCGTCTCAGCTCAACGAAGACGAATTGAACGCGGAGCTGGAGATTGAGCTTCCGAGCGGTCAAAACGACGTTACTGCAATGATCGACGCTTCGGGTGTTGGCGAGATTGGGATTACTCAGACGGACGACGGTGGTGTCGAGATAGACTTTGATCCGCAGGACATGCGTGGTGAAAGCGAAGATTTTTATTCGAACTTGGCGGAAGAGATGCCGGATCGCGAGCTGGCCCGTATTGCGGGTGAGCTTTTGGACGAGTATGACGCCAACAAGGCGAGCCGTCAGGAATGGGAAGATGCTTACAAGGATGGTCTGGAGCTTCTGGGCTTTACTTACGAAGATCGGACGCAGCCTTTCCGTGGCGCGACTGGCGTAACGCACCCGCTATTGGCGGAAGCTGCGACGCAGTTCCAAGCGCAGGCATTTAACGAGCTTCTACCTCCTTCGGGGCCCGTCCGCACTGTGGTTATGGGCGCTGAATCGAACGAAAAGGTAGCTCAAGCGCAGCGCGTTAAGACGTTTATGAACTACTACATCACGAATGTGATGGAAGAATATACGCCCGACATGGACCAGATGTTGTTCTATTTGCCGCTGGCGGGTTCTACGTTCAAGAAAACTTACTATGACGAAACGCTGGGTCGAGCGGTATCCAAGTTTGTCCCTGCGGAAAACTTGGTTGTTCCGTATGAGACCGCGGACCTCGAAACATGTCCGAACATCACGCAGGTTGTTCGGATGTCGCTCAATGATTTGCGCAAGCGCCAGTTGGCGGGGACGTATTTGGACGTTGAGGTCATTCCTGCCCAGAAAGAGCTTAACCAAGTCGAAGATACGATTGATCGTATTGACGGGATTGAGCCTTCGCAGATTGATTATGACTGCACAATCCTTGAGTGCCACGTTGATTTGGACCTTGAGGGCTATGAAGACGTAGACGAAAACGGCGAACCAACCGGTATTCGCGTTCCCTACGTTGTGACAATGTCCTTGGACAACGGTCAAGTCCTGTCTATCCGCCGTAACTACAGTGAAGAAGACGAGCTTAAAAAGAAAATCCAATACTTCACCCACTACAAGTTCCTACCCGGCTTCGGGTTTTATGGCTTGGGTCTGATACATACGATTGGTGGTCTGTCACGGACCGCCACGGCGGCACTGCGACAGTTGATCGATGCTGGTACGTTGTCCAACCTCCCAGCGGGCTTCAAGGCCCGTGGGCTGCGTATCAGAGATGACGACGATCCTTTGCAGCCCGGTGAGTTCCGAGACGTGGACGCTCCCGGTGGGGCTATCCGCGATAGCCTCATGCCCTTGCCGTTTAAGGGCCCTGACCAGACGCTGTTTAACCTTCTTGGTTTTGTTGTGCAGGCTGGCCAGCGGTTCGCGACTATCACTGACTTGAAGGTTGGTGACGGCAACCAGCAAGCCCCTGTTGGCACGACTATTGCCATGATGGAGCAAGGCTCGCGGGTCATGAGCGCAGTGCATAAGCGTTTGCACTATGCGATGCGTCAGGAGTTTAAAATTCTAGCTCGCGTGATGTCTGA